AGCCATAACAGCGACGAGAAATCTATTCTTAGCGTTTAAGGACGTAGTAGATAGCGGTGGATTAAAGCCACTGTTCGACCTGTTAAGACCGCTCATAGATGAGTATACAGAAACAGTTGAGAACATGGCTAAAAACCTTCCAGAGGCATTTAGCAGTGTAGATTTTACTGGTCTTGTTGATTCAATATCTGACTTGTCTAATGAGCTTGGTGAGGCGTTCGAAGCCATCTTTGGTGATGTAGACCTCGATACCATTGAGGGACTTACGCAGGCTATCCAGGGCATAGTGGACATATTTACCCTGTTGACCAATGTTACCTCTGGCATCATTGATGAAATCAACCCTTTCTTCGAGTTTATTGGTGAATCACTAAACGAACTTGAAAATCAAAGTAGTGAGGCACAAAAGCAAGTTGGTAATTTTCTTGGTGCGTTTAAGTTAATTGCAGAGCTTGGAACGGCACTTGGAGCAGTATTAATTGTCATAAAATCAACCGGCCAAGAAGTAGAAGACGTTTTTAAAATTCTATTTGGCTCGGTAAGACTTTTAATAAATGGCGTTCAAATAATATGGGATTCGTTTGCACTTGCATTTATTAAGGTTCTGGAGGTCCTAAATGAAGCGTCAGCTACACTTACATTTGGAGACTTAAGTAAAGAGTTTCAAGATAATGCAGATAAGTTTGCTGCTATTGCTAGTGGTCTTAATGCTGACATAATTAGAAATAGCAAAGAATCAAGTGAAGCGCTTACAGGTATCGGTGAAGGCTTAGGCGGTCTTGCAGGAATAAGCAGCGAATCTACCAAGGAAGTAGCAGACAATATAAAGCAAATATCCATTAGCGCGCAAGAAGTAGATGAAATATTAAAAGCTAGCGAAGAGACATTACGCAAATTTGAAGAAGAAGAAGTCTCAGGCGCTTTAACTGCGGCACAGTTCAGTGAGAAAATAAAAGAGCTTGGTGAAAGCTTTGATCTGGTTGACGGAAACATCACTAAAGTAACGACTTCATCTGAAGGATACAAAGATTCAACTAATAGTAATGTTGATTCAACACAGCAATTAATAACAGCGATAAAAGACGCTCAGGGAAATATAGTAGGTTACTCTGATGGGTTATCCGGTGTCTCATCTAATTATAAAGAGTTAACGAAAAATACAGATGAAGCGAAGGAGAAATCTGACGAATTTATAACAAAGATGGAGGAAATAGCCTCCAACGAAAGAATAAAGAAGATAGAGGCTACGGTAAGCTTAAACATAGCTCAAATTGAAGCTGACGCAGAAACGGTGGTAGCTGCGTTTGATGCGATAGCAAGTAGTGTATCAAGCACTAATGATCTAATTGGCGAATTATATTCCGCTACTAGTTCATCTGACAGATTTGGATTTTTGAAAGATGAGCTGCTAAATGATGCAAATGATCGCGCTAATGAACTTGCAGACTCTCAGATAAAATTAAATGATGCTCAGATAGATGTCATTGAAGCCAGGGCTCAGGCTTTACGTGATGGCGGGGCGTTAATAAAAGTAGAGGGCGATGGATTGCAGCCTCACCTTGAGAATATTATGTTTGAGCTATTCAAGGCAGTACAGATAAAAGCAAATGAAGATTCAGCAGAATTTTTACTGGCATTAACATGATCTCAATAACCTCAATAAACTACAGCACTAGAAATGAATTAATCATTGATAATTTACCTAACAGTAAGATTGATGAAGGGAATAGACGTGCGAACAGGTCGTCTACTTTGGATGGTGGGTCAGTAGTCAATGACTTTGGATTTTCTCATTCTGATAGACAGTTTATTATAAAATTCAATCCTACCAAAGCTCAGCATGATCTAGCTATTGATTTCATACAAAATGATAATTTGATTTATATATCACTTGCTGATGGGTTTTATGAGGCTGTCCCGTTTAAATACTCTTTGTTTAAGAACGAAATGACACTCACTATATTACCATTGAGAAAGCTTAATTAATGACAGCGCAAAGCATTAATCCTAGCGTTATATACACGGGGCTAATAACAGGCGCGCCAGATAGCCTTCCAGATTTTGACCTGAAGTTTTCATCCTTCCAGGCAAGGCGCGTTAGTGGTAGGCCGTCATATTTAAGCATGGTCATACCTAATGGGTTTGACTCTATAACAGAAATAAGCAATAGACCGAATGGTGAGTTAGTTATAAATATGCTTGTTTCAGAAAGCGGCGTATTAAATTCTTATGAAATAATGCGCGCTAATTATGAGACATTGCGAGGTGATCAGGGAAGTGAAAAGTACTCACTAACGCTAACAGGACATAAGCAAGTTACATACTCAACACCAAAAACAGTAACCCTTGAAGGCTCTACTTATAGATCAACTGTTGACGGTAAAATACGTCATAGGTCTGTTCCAGATAAAGAATTAAACCCATTAGATACCGCTAATATTAATGGCGAGTCTTTCGTGGTAGGCGAAATTGTCCTTGCTGTTGGCGCTTCATTTCAAACGATGGAAATTGTGGAGAATGGGTAAAGGCACAATTGTTAGCGGTGGCTCTGGTGGATTATACCAAGTCCAGTTTAATTACGATCAGTCACGAGTAGATGCCAGAATAGCTCAGATTATTATCGAGCTTAATAATATTGATACGATTAAGTTAATTGAGTTAGAGGCCATTTATCTAAATGCGCAATCTAGTACTGAAGCCGCAATTAATGAATTAGATACGCTTGTTTCTCAATATAAAGCTGGAACGGCTAGTATTGATGAAGTCTCGGCGCAAGAAAAGGAAGTAGTAAAATTAAAGGCTGAAGAGCGAAAGGCAGAGATAAAGCTAAATGAAATAAAAGTAAAAAGAGAGTCACTTAAAAAAGAAAAAGAATTACTAGAATCTATACCGTCAGACCCAACAGTGAGTGCATGGTGTGCTGATTTATCGGAATCATTATCTGGCGTTGTTGGGACAATAGAAATCGATGGCGAAAGAAGCCACGATTTACTAATCAAGCCTGGCTATGTCGATGCTTCACATTTAATAGATGATGGGCAATTACAGCGATCACAGGCCGGCACTCCTGCTAGTGTTTTTTATAATCGCGGATTAATGCCAGCATGGCAGCGATGGAGACCTATTTATAGGATAGCCACTATAACTAGTATTACTGGTGATCTGTGTAATATTACGTTTGATGCTGCAACAAGCTCAGAGCAAAACTTAAACATTAATTCTACACAAAGCGGATCACAGTTAAGTTTAGTAAATATTACTATTGAGTATATGAATTGTAATGGATCAGCCTTTGCCGTTGGTGATAGGGTTGTCGTTAAGTTAAGCGGATATACTGGAAT